AGCGACTTCAAGGGTGCCACGGGGTACATCTGTACCTATACCAACATTTCTGGAAGTGCCATCAATAAATACACTTATGGCAGCTGGGTCGTAGACCTTATTTGGGTTTTGTGTAATTCTAAAGTCGTTGGAGCCGGATACACCAACAGCCCAACCCGTGGGATCTATGTCCCCATCGGTTTGGATATAAGATGTGAAGGCATTACCCTCGTTAATATCCGTTTGCATAGCGACTATCGCATCACCAGATGGAGCTTCGTGATTGTGTACCAAGATGCCATTTGTTGTAGGATTTCCTGTACCCGTACAGTATACTTCCAAGTGTGCCGTGGGTTGTGTGGTACCAATACCCACGCGCCCTTCACTTTGAAGGGTCATGACATCCACTTCATCTGTATAGTCTTCATCGGCCAAGTATATATCCAACTTTGTTTTGGACTTTCCAGATGCGTTGTCATGCTTACCCATCTTGAACGTGGCTCGCACACCGTGGCGCGTCGCATTCCCTTCCCGAGCAAGGTGCATCACCGTACCAAGGTCAGTCGTATCCACGATTGGTTGTGTATTTGTCACGACGAGCGATGCATTCAAATGACTATACCCATTTCTGTATGTTGGTTGATCATTGAGGAACACTGTACCACCCGATGTGTGAAGTCTACCCACAGGTGCTGCCACATTGATACCAACATTACTTGATTCCAAGATGGTCAGCTTGGGCGTACCCATTGTGGGTGTGGTACTCGCAAAGAACTTGAGACCCTTTCCACTTCCAACTATGTTTTCAACCCGATTTTCCCCATTTGGAACACTTGTGTATGTGCGCATAGCGATATTCCCGGTAGATCCCCAAATGTTACCAGTTGAGACAGTATTACTCCCAATCACATAGACATTACCGGCGACTGTGAGCCTCTCCGTTGGATTTGTATTTGAAATACCAACTTTACCATCGGATGTGATTCGCACTCTCTCGGTATTCTTTGTTTTGAATCGTATGTTTTGGTGTGTATTTGATGTACTCGCACCATAGACCTCAATGGAGCTCACATTTGACGCAAATGGGCCGGATTTAAGCACAAGTACATTTGATGTACTGTCACCACCGAATCTATCCGCGTGTACAACCAAGTTTGAACTTGAAAAGACCAACTCCGTGGTGAGATTTGTTGTCGCGGTATTACCCAAAACTCTGAGAGTGTTTATGGCTGTTGTATTTGCAAATATTTTAGCACCCACGGAGAGTGTATCTGTGGGGCTCAGATTTGAAATACCAGATGGAGCCGTACCTGTCGTGCGCAACGCACTCATTTGAACATTTCCAGATATCGTGACTGGAGACGCAGCCGTTGCGTCTAATACGAGGAGGTTACCCGCTCGTAGACCCGTTGATCCAAGTATCAGACCCTTGGCATACACATTACCATTCGCATACACAACATTTGAATGTGTGTCGTCGATAAAGACATTTGAACCTACACAGAGATCATGTGTTGGAAAGGTATTTGCGGCGCCAATGTTATTTGATGTATATATGTCACCATACACATGGACATTTACTAACTTTGTATCATCCACATTAATTGTGGCGGCGTTATATCCTCCAAACGCATCTGTATGAAAAAATGCCATCTCCCGACCCCTATCACCTGCGACAAATCCAAGGGCTACATTTGAATATCCAGCACCGGGTGTCATGACGATTGCGGTTTCTCGCCCCAATACATCATTTCCAAATCCAGAGTGAATGACTACATTAGCAACTCGTAAATCTTGTGTGGATATATAACTCGCAGTCTCTGTCACCGTGATATTACCAGTTACCGAAATATTACCGACAAGATTATAGTACCCTTCTTGGTACACATTACCTTTTAACATCATTACATTGGAACCCTGGTCAAAAATACCAACATTACTACCAACACTCACATTTGATGTTTTAATTCCACCAACGATTGTGACAACATTTGAATTTGTCTCTTTGATTGAGAGATTTGCTCCAGATGTTGTAAGTCTATCTGATACAATCACATTAGTTGCGACGAGATTACCACTGACCGTCATGAGATCACGACCAGTCAAATCAATCGCTACTTTTGTTGTATCACCACTATTAACTTGAAAAGCCTTTGTTGGGTTGATTGTCCCAATGGCAAGCTGATTTTCAATAAAGAAACGCTCAGCCTTACCACGACCCTTAAGGTCAACTACAATTGTATCAGTCTCGTCTACAAAAAACTTGGTCCCCACCGACAAAGATTTTGTTGGTGCCGTATTCGCTATACCGAGACGCCCCTTTGTACCAAGTTCTTCAACGAGAAGAAGTTCATTCGCTTCTACTTCTTTCGTCAAAATACTCTTGACACCCGTAAGAGTTTCTTGTTCAACGGGTTCTGCGTCAAGATTTGCCACATAAATCTGTTCGAATCTTGCGGTTCTTCCCATTTATACATTAGTTGCCGAATAAAATTCCAGCCAAACCATCCTTGATCCTGAGTACATTATAGTTTAGGGCGAATACACTGATGTCATCTTGATTCCCTCTAAAGTTACCCTTCTCAACACCACGAAGTATCAGCTTTGCGTTATCAAGTCTACTGAAATTACACGTTCCTGATGGATTGTAGTCTGATGCGTTTAGTCCAAAGTGATACACAAAGTATCTCGTATACATAAGATCCTCAGAGTCTACACGGAAGTCTGTCTTTCCGTATTTTGATTTATAATAGTTCTGAACCGAGTGAAAATATGTAGGACTCATATTTTCGAGGAGGGGTGTTCCATTTATATGGATGTCCGCATTTTTAAATGTAAAACGATCATTTGTCGGATCAAGATTTGTGGCGGAATATCCAAAAAATATAGACTTCACTGGGTGGTTAAAAGTTCCTATGTCCAAGTCATTATATCCACCAGTCTCAATTGTATTGTCAACAACATTTGAAAGTGGAAATTCGACTTTTTGAATTTGTGTAATAATCAGGTCCATTTGTCTCTTGACGAGGGATTCTCTCTCCTCTTTGTCCAAGTATATATAGTTTCCATATACATTGATTCTCTTCTGTGACTCTCCATACCCCACGAGACTCGTTTCATCGAAATTGACCCTCACCTCGACTTGATGATGTGCCAGGGAGACAAGGGGTAAAAATGCTCCGTGGTCACAAAAGAAAAAGTGAAGTGGTTGGAAGTTACGATTCGAAATGCTCGTCTTATTTGTAAGTTCTTCCTGCTTTGACCAACTGTCTGCCAAATAGTTTGGCCAGATATCAGCATAATAGTCGTAGTGCTGGGAATCTATCTTCTGACCCCCTATATAAAGATCAATCGTTGAGTTATATAATAGGTTTGATGAGACATTTGAGTTTTTTTCAAGCCCCTCGAACCAAAGACAATTTATGAGATCACCCAAAACTGGGACAGTAAAAACTGGATCTCTGTCAGTAATAGTCTTGATAAGTTTTGGGGCTTGGGAAAAGTTTGTATGCCGTGTAAACTTCATACGAAAGAATGAATGACCTTCATCACTATTTATATACATATCTTGAGCACCCTTGGAGACAAGTTGAATCAATGCGCCAGACATTTAATTTATGATCAGATTATAAAAATAGACACTTTCCCTGAGGGAAGTCATCCTTCTTTTCTTCTTCGGTAACCTTGCCGTGGATCTTGAAACCACCCTGGCGGTACACCTTCATTCGCTTGTAGTACATCGCTGTAAAGAGAGACCAGGGGTCGTGAATGTCATAGATGTGTGGGTTGTTCTTTTTGCCCTTGGTCTCCCTCATAATACGACCAATGCTTTGCGTTATATCTGACTTGGGTGACGCCAATATGACCGTATCAAGAGTTGGAATGTCAAGGCCTTCGTGGGCTTGTGAAAAGGTTGCGAAGATGATCTTCTTTTGTGAAGACGCCTGGAGGTCTGCCTCCTTCATACCACCCATATAGAGTCCTGATGTCTTGGGAAAGCATTGGTGAAGCATCTCACAATGCCATCTACGGTCACTGAGGACAAGAAGTTGTCGTGTCCCCGCTGAAGCCTTCTTGACAAGTTCCACAAGCATTTGATTTCTCTTCCTATCCTCAACAACTTCTGTAATCATATTGGGCATCGAGACTTTACCATTTCTCATCGAGGGTGGTGGATTTCTATAATTAAACGATTCATATGTCACTGTGAATACCTCCACCTGCTCCTGATTTTTCCTCTCTACTGCGAAGAAGGTGGGTCCCATAAACCAATGAAGGACTTTGGTGAGACCATCTTTCCTTTCAGGGGTCGCCGAGAGACCAAAGATATGCTTGGGGCACATCTTGAAGAGGGATTGACTGAACACCTTCGCACATATGTGATGGGCTTCGTCTACGATGAGAGTTCCAATGGAGTCAAAGTCGCTGAATGAGTATTCCTTGAGGGAGAGAGACTGAAGCATCGCAATGACAAAGTCACACTCAATTTCCTTCTTATTTTGTTGAACTACACCTATGGTAGCTCCTGGACAAAACTGTTGAATTCTCTCCCTCCACTGATCTGCCAAGAACTGTTTATGGACGACAATCATTGTACGATACCCCAACTTACACGCTATCGCCAAGGATACGGTGGTCTTGCCATACCCGCATGGGAGCGAGAGAACTCCATGACCCGCACTAAGAGCCGCAGTAAGTGCGGCGTTCTGATGGGTGGTGTCTCTAAGCTGTCCGACGAACTTAACCTTCGATCGGACTGGCTCGGGGCGTCTGTCCTCTTTGGGTTGTCCAACCTTACCAACTCCGTAGAATCTTGGAACGCACACTCCATTCTTAGCTGCTCTAAAAACCTTGAAAGGCGGTGGGGGAAATCCATAGTCTCCATTCACGATAGGTCTTACTGTGAGCTCCTTTTTAATTTCCGTAATTGGTCCCTCTGTGACGAGGTAACCAGTCCTCGTCAACATTTACTATATGTGGGCTTTAACTTTTAATAGACGAAAGTTTCCAAGCATATCCACTATACCCTCCAACATTCCAAACACCTGAGAACCCCACCTCAACTTCAACTTCAGTTCCAATTGTGAGGGCTTGTATAGGTTGTCCCAAAACTTCACACATTACTCGTCTGTATCTAAATGGAACTTTTATAGTTAAAATTCGACCATCGAGGGGATTATCCACATGCGGGTTTTGAATGAACCTGGACTTATTCACATGCATTCTTTCTACAATCTCGGCACATCTTTCAGGAATGACCAAACGAATATACATTTTCTCGTTATGGTCATACATGGGTGTATGTACAGTGGCTACAAACCTCATTGATTTCTGTTACGATACATTAGGATTAAAACTATAAGCACTACAAGTGTGATTGATATAACTTGGGTAAGGAGGAGAGGTCTCAAGGGTTCTCGCGTTCCAAATGTTATGTGACTGAGGGATCTCGAAACCTCCACAGCCGCCTCAATACTCGAATATGGGGTACCACGTGGAGACATCATACCACACATAGCTACATGGGGACATTCACCGTAGAAGGGGAGTTGTCCATAGAGGCTGAGAACCCCCGATGATTGGGAGAATTGCCACCGTTCACCATCCCACGTAGCACCCCACCCAAACCTGATTTGTTTGGGGAGGGGTACATCCAATTGTTCAAGGACCCGAACCCTCAACTCCTCTGGGGGTGTTGTGAGGATTTCCTCTGTGAGATCGCAAATGACACATGACACCGTGTGTCCATCCGCAAGGACAACGGGTTGGAGGTTCCACGTCGTTGAGGCTGCGATTTCAAGGTCATCCCCCAACTTAACAGGTTCGTCAAAGTCAAAGAGAACATTGATGGCTCCATAGGTACTCTCTCGCACTTTCTTCTCCGCATCTGGTCCCCAGTTGTCTCCGAGGAACTTGAGCGCCGGACTATTATCAAGGCAGAGGAACAACACCCCCTCATCAATTTGGGTTTCGTCCACAAACTCAGCTCTAAAACCATTTGGGAGATATTCAACTTTGCTAAGGTCCTTCCCAAATTGAAACTCTACTCCAACCTTTTCGAGAGCCTCTTGCATTGCGTCGCACATGACCCGACCAGAATCCTTTTGAGTACATTGCTTGGAGAGACCCACATAGTCAAAACTTTTGACAAACTCATATGCGGACATTGTCTCCCACGTCACACCGTCCATAATGAGGGGAAGGTGCTCGAGGACCGCTCGACCACCCTCTGTCAACTCACCAAGGGCATCCTTGAGGGACACCCCTCTGTACTTTTTGGGTTGTGTCAAGACCCTCGCCGCGAGGGATGTGAGAGCTCCATAGTCTTTCAATTTGAGTTGACGCAAAATAAAGCTATAGAGATCCTTCTCGGCGGGTTCAAAGATATCATTCCAATTAATTCCCATCTCCTTAAAGAGACTTTGGGTATTTACAAAAGCCTTGTCAAAAACTATTCTATGTGCGTGAAGATCTCTTGGTCCCTCTTCTGGTTCCCACCAAGAGCCACCTGCGGAAGTCTTCCTGTCATAGATTGTAATGTCATGATCACCCGATCTGAGTATTTCCCAAGCGAGGGACATACCTGTTGGTCCAGCGCCAATAATATGAATCTTCATTCTACTTTTAGCTCACATATAATTTTAAATCAAACCACTCTCCTTGCGTTCTTCTGGGGTCTTGATGGCATACATCACAGAGATGAAGATTGCTGTGGAGATAACGGCATACTCAATGTCTTGTGTCGCACTGAACGCAATCAACATGAGGGAGATGAAACGAAAAACCTTACTGTTGAAGAGGGTCTTGAGGTTCTTGGGAATCTTGATCGCGTTACCAGCGAAGAGACCTTGGTACAAGATGATGAGGGTGAAGAGGATGGGTTGAGCTTTAATGACAGCTTCAGTTGGGGTACTGACTGGTCCAAGGAAGCTATTGAGTTTGGACATTTATAGTAACCTAAGATATTAAAAATTAAAAGATATGTGTATAGTAGGATGCTATGCGTTGCCAATCATAAACCACTGAGGAGCCCTCCTCCCCAAAAGGTGAAGACTTGGAAGTTTGCCGCCAAATTTGTATGGAAAAATACTTTTGTAAAAGACAAGGCGCAACTTGGGTCGTGGACGAGGGATCAACTTTTGGAACTTGGGCCAACTTTTGTGAAATTGGGACAGATCGCATCTACAAGAGCAGACTTGTACCCCCCAGAATTCACAAAAGAATTGGAATCCTTACAAGACAATGTTCCACCAGTGGATTATGATGTTGTAAAAGATGTTGTACATTTAGACTACTTTACCGAGTTTGACCCTGTACCATTCAAGTCCGCGAGTATTGGTCAGGTACACAGGGCTACCCTAAAGAATGGCAAGGACGTCATTGTCAAAGTGAAGAGACCCAACATATATAATATTATGAAGGTGGATACAGATAATGTTCGTGAAATTGTGCGCTTCCTTGAGAAAGTTGGAGTTGATACTGGGAATAGCTCCGAGTTTGTTCTCAACGAATCCATTGAGTATCTTTTGGGGGAAGCAAACTACGCACAAGAAATTGAGAATGCTGTGCGTTTCCGAAAGAATCTGAAAGATGTAAAGTGGTTGAAAGTTCCAAAGGTGTACACAGAGTTTTGTACAGATGATACCATTGTGATGGAATATGTGGAGTCTGAGAAACTTACAGAGCTGACCGATCCCTCCATAAATAGAAAGAAGATATGTGAGGCGCTCATCAATTCCTATGTGATTCAAACTATGGATAAGGGGTTCTTTCATGCAGATCCACACCCAGGTAATTTGGGATTTTCCACCAAAGGGAAGTTAGTCTTCTACGATTTTGGTCTCATTGTAGATCTATCCGAGGAACTCCGTGACGGATTCAAGCAACTCTTCGGATGTATAATAGATAAGGACACAAAGGGGATTGTTCAAATTCTTGTGAACCTTGGTGTAATAATACCCATGAGTTCAGATCTTTCAGATATTGAACTCTTTTTTGAAACAGTTTTGGGGTACCTCGAGACCCTCGATGGGTCAAATATAATAAATGATGACATCGCTGTACAACTCGCGGCTGAAAAGCCGTTCATGGTACCCACAAGTTTTATATACCTGGCGAAATCCTTCTCCCTCATAGAAGGGATATGTCTCCAGTTGGATCCAGACTTCAACTACTTTACATACTTGGAACCCATGATCAAACAACAGTTTGTGGAATCCATAGATATCCAAGATGCTCTCATGAAGACGGCCGAAATGCCGGCGAAAATACGAAATATAAGTACGGCTGTTTTGGGTTTGGAGAAATCCAAAGCATCCATGAAGAGGTCTATGTCTAAAACGAGACAAGAGATCCGTATGGTTCAATATAGTATTGTGAGCGCTCTCATGGCACATCAGTTTGATGACACACCTTTGGCGATGGGGTTTGTTTTGTGTACTCTATGGTTTGCTTTCAGTTCTCGTAAAAGTCGATAGCGACCTCCTCCTTCTTGGAGGTAGACCCCTTGAAGAACTCTTGGTGTTCTCTGAAGATTTCCTTGGCGCGTCGCTGTTCATCGCGGCTAATATCCGACAACTTCTCACGGATCTTACCCACGTCCGCATCACTGTTCTTCTTCATCTTCTTGCCAAACTTCTTGAAACGGTTGGTCTTTGCCGCAAAAGTAATAGAGGTTGTAATTGAAAACATCTTTGTTTGTTACATTCTAAGGACATTTAATTTTTAAGCGCTTCAATTTCTCCTCAAACTCCCTCCTCTCCCCTGGCGACTCAATTGGGGTGCCATTGGCGAGAGCCTCAATCTCTGGCCCTGTGAGATGCATCGCATTGACCCGAAAGTCCTTGAATGCCTCCATCGTGATAGGGACGAGGGGTTCAACAAGGTCATAAATGGCATTCGCATAGTCCCTAATCTCCTTCTGTGCGTGATCGTCCATACGGAGATGGAGATAGTGCATCAAGTTGTGGAGATTGATCTTCCAATAGAATTCGGTATATGTACATTGGGGTAGGTTACCTCGCGCCTGCTCCCGACAGACACCCTGCTCCAAGAGATCCTCGTAGACCTCAAAAGAATGTTCTAAGTGTTGGCCAACCCGTTGGGTTCTCTCTTCATCGACCTCTACGACACCCTCAGATCCTTGGTTATTTACCGCAGACTGACCTCGTAGAACCCCTGGGTTGTAGTACTGTTTCGGTACGACGGAGTAGCGGGCGGAGAGCTCGTTAACGGAGGCTGTTCGATGTCGAAAGTGCTGTCTCGCGATGTATAGGGGCATTTTGATATGAAATTTGAATTCCACCATTTCGAAAGGGGTCGTGTGCCAATGTCTAAGCAGGTACCTGAGGAGTCCTCGGTCTCCACGGGAAGACTTTGTCCCATCTCCATATGAGACTCTGGCTGCTTGGACGATTGAGGTGTCCAAATCTTCTCTTGGCATGTGATCAACCAAGCGTACAAATCCATGGTCCAAGACATCTTTTTGCATACTGTTCTAATTCTTAGTTCCCCCCGTTTCCTTAAATGAGTTTAAAAAAATGGATGGTACTATCATCATGTATACACCAAGAGCACTATCCCTATTTTCTGGTTGTGGAGGTGATACACTTGGTATGACAAATGCGGGTGTTGATGTAGTAGCATACTCTGAATTGAAAACTAAATTTCAAGAGACACATGAATTAAACTTTATGAATTCAAAATTGATTGGTGGTGATATAAATAAAATAACAGATGAAGATTTTGAAAAATTATCTGGTAAAATTGATATTATATTTGGTGGGTTTCCATGTCAGAGTTTCTCAAATGCTGGTAAGAAAAATCCAGATGATATGAGGGGTCAATTGTATCTTCAATTTGTGAGAGCCGCGCGTATAATTAAACCGAAATACATAATCGGAGAAAATGTAAAAGGACTCTTAACACGTAAGACATCCAATGGCGAAAACTTCATTGATATTATTGTAAAGGCATTCAATGATGTAGGGTACACGTGTCATTATAAAGTTTTGAAGGCGCACGAACACGGCGTTCCACAAAAGAGGGAACGCCTTTTTATTGTGGGATCTCGAGATGCGGATTTTACATTTGATTTTCCAGAACCATCTGTAAACGAGGTAGGTTTAAAAGACATTCTCAAGTTTGATATGGAAGGGGCTCTACAAGTTCCGAGAGAACTTATTGATGAAGCTGGTGTGAGCGAAGAAAGTATATTAGTGGGAGAAGGTGAGCCAATTGGAAAAGTTCATCCATATCTTATTTCACAAGAGAAAGTACGAGGTGTCGTATGGAAGGACAGGCGTGTGAGTGAATATCAATTCTCATTTGGTAAGAGAATATCCCCAATACACTGTGAAATTGTTGATATCACGAAGCCGAGTAAAACTATTATATGTACGTATGATCATCAACCGAGATTATATGTTGCTCTAAAAACGGGTGATGATTATTATGTGAGACCTTTTACTGTTTGTGAATTACAACAAATACAGGGATTTCCTGCAGACTACAAACTCGCGGGGAATTTAAAAGAGCAAATTGTACAAATTGGTAACTCAATCCCACCAAAGCTGGTTGAAGACATAGTGAAGCGTCTCAAATTTTAATAGACCAGTTTGGTCGAGGTCTCGTCTTGAGACCATTTCGGAACGATACAGTTCTCTTAAATAAATGTCCATATTCGTAATATGAAAAGTGACCTTCATTCACCGCTTTTTCTATCTGTTCCATTGTATCTTCATATAGTGTTTTTAATTGCTCTTTGACGATACAATCATTTGAAATTTTTTCTCCACCAATCAATTCACTACTGTGTTTAATAGATATTATCCTATTCTTAGGATTTATGAAAATGTAATAATAATCATCATCTGGATGAGGAACGGTGTCGTTCAATTTGAAAACTCCTTTACTTTTCTTACACTCATAGGTGATTGGATGAGGCACATTTGGAAATACAACATCACGAATATCCTTTGATTCTTGGGATGGTGCGAACGAACCAATTTTACCACCCATTTTTTGAATCACATCTGATATAATTTTAATGTAAATCCGTTCGTCATTTTGAGTATTGGAGTCATTTGAAAAAACGTCCCACGGAAATATACTTTGTAAATGACCAGTTAATAACTTATTGATTTCCATTTTTAAATTTAGATTTAGAGTATGTATCTCCCAACTTAGGATGGCAAATCCTTAACTAAGTCGTCAATGTCTCTGTAGTACCTCTTGAGATCCTTCATAAACCTCTTGTTATTTTCGAGGACTTCACACTCCACTTTATTGAGGTACAACCACGCCAGATTTGACTTTGAATACTTTGTCCTCTTTTGGTTGTCATTGGGTTTACGGGCCACTAACTTTGTAGACTTCTTGGGTTTGGTGGTGGCAGCCTTGACCTCTACCCTATTGACAAAACTGAGGGCTTGCATCACAGTATCCGCCAAGTCATCTTTCTTTTTGGACTTGAGGAATGTGTCTAACCAATGGGCGTTCACCTGGTCTTGACGGATAAAGGCTTCGCACCTCTCAATCGCTGTCTTCTTCCGCTTATTGTATTGAGCTTTCCCAGGTCCCGCAACATCTGGAATCTTGTGGCGTGCGTCATAGAGAATAGTCTCTGCGTGGGGACACTTAATGATAAAGTATGCGTGAAGGAAGTGCATGACAGATATCATCTTCTTGTTGCGATCCGGTTGCTTTTCTATGAGGATTGTTTGGGCTGTAAGAACCCAAGGCCTCTCATCAAGGTGCTTTCTCAATGAGACATAGATACCATCTTTGTGTTCGGGTGGGACACCAGAGACATCCCACTCCTCCACGAGGTTATTGGTTTCATTGAGTAAGCACATGGCTAAATTCCGAATACCGACATCGATACTTAGGATCATTAATTAAAGAGGTCTTTATGTCTTTAACTTAGAATCTACGAGCTGCGGCACTACCCAAGTTCTTTGTTGCGGATTGACCAGCTGGAGAGAGACCAATAACAATCATCACAAGAACAAGGAGGCAGCAGCACACAACAGACGCAATGATACCATACTTCATTGGGCCAGTGAGACCTTCAAATAAGGTGCCAACAAGGTCGGAGAGACCCTTGTTTTCACTCTTAAGATCAGCACCAGCCTTAGCACTGAGTGAGTTCATGACTTCACTTGAGGCAATAGCGTCTTGGATAGCGGTTGTAATTACAGTGGCCGCAATCTTAGCTGTGACGTTTTGACTAAAATCAAGGTCGGAATCTTTACAGTCGCGGAACGTGACTTCGTTATTTTGAATAGATACCTGCTCGGCGATGGCTTCGTTTAACGTTTCTGTGACAATGGTGTTCTCAACAATGTTTTGAATTTCCATTGTAACTTCTTGATTTACATTTTGTTTATCACCAAACTGCAGGTTACCCATTTCAGTTGCCTTTTCAATTTGAGCCTGAACTGCAGCCTGCATCTCATTTGTCACAGCATTTTTGATTTCAGTTGTTGTCTGTGATGTAAGCTCCGAAGATGAAATAGCGTCTGCATTAATAGTTTGACTAGCGTCGAGTTTACAACCAGAAATATCACGGAATGTAATTCTTAAATTTTGAACACTGGCTTGAGCCGCGGACGCAGAGGCTTGTGTCTTTGTAATTTGTTCATAAACACTTTTGTTCATGGCGGACAGATCGAACGCTTGGTTAATCGTTTGGGAACCACCTCCTCCCATGATGTTATATTACTGTGGGCTGAGAAAAAAAAATATTTCGGTATTGTAAATGAAACTCAACATCAGGAAACTGTCACTCAACCAGGTGGTCTTGATCATTGCCATCCTCGTTGTTGTGGGTTGGAACATTACGCGTGCCAAGCGGGAGAAGTTGGAGGGTCAAAAGTCTGAAGCCATCCTCTACGTTGAGAACTCTGAAGAACCAAATCCATTCATCGTGTACGGTATGGTCAAGAAGCAAACTGACGATGAAGAGAAGCAAAAGAAGGCTTTGACCCTAGCGAACGACAAGAAGAAGTCGGAACTTTTAGAATTTTTGAAGACTTTATAACTTAACTCTCCCTCAGGAACCATATATTTTCTGTGGTAAAGATAAGATACCCATGAGTTGTTCGGTTGATATATGGAATTACGAAGACAAACGTGGTTTACATGCGAATGTCACTGGTACTATAAATAAAATGGACGATTCTCGCCCCGGGGGGATTGGTAATAATGACGTTGATTCATTTCAAGTAAATGGGTGTAATAATACAGTCGTAACTGCATGTAGACATGATCAATATCATGACAAGGGTCAAGACTGTATGTATTTGAAGGGGTACAATAGACATCTGGCTTGGAGACGAAAATATAACGATAATAATTGGAATAATGAATGGGATTCAATTGTTTTTACACCTGTACCATCCGAAGATGCGAATAATCTGGAGTACAATCGTGAAAATAACCATTATACACCAGCATCTCCTAATGATGGGTACTGTGGTGGATGTCGTTTATGGCCACAGGTTAAGGATCGTAACAATCCAGCAAATGCCAATAGAGATGATGTATGGTTAACTGATCACGACCCAGGATACAAAGGTGTTCGTCCATGTCCCGGTGGAAATGGATATTTTACATCTGGAACTGGTGTAAAATGTATATACAGTAAATCTGATGCGAGACAATTGGAGACACTTAAAAATGCAATAGGTAGTGACAGTGGTTTAAGTGCTATGTATACGGATCTCGTAACCAAATTTTGTAATATTCCAGATAATATTACAAAAAATCCTGGTGGACAGACGTGTCTAGAAAGAGATTCGGGTTCTAGAATAGCCAAAGAATATTGTAAGGTTGGCGATCGTATAAAATCCGATGGAGTGTGTACAAAGGAAAATTTAGGTAATTTTTATACAGAACTTGCAGAAGCGTTTTGTAAAACTGCTACGGGTAAAGGTGAACCCTGGTGTTCATGCTACAATGTAATGAATGGAGTGTGTGATACGGATTCTGGAGCGGCTGGGTGTGTCAAGAAAAGACAAACATTTGATAAATTACTTGAGGCGACCCCCGAAGAGTATAAAAACTCATGGTCCCAAATGGAACCATGTTTTGGGGGTGTATGTCAGGGTAATGTATTTCAACCAGATGGATATAATGCTAATTGCAACAGAAGTGTCCAAGTGTGTGTACAGGACTTTGATTTTCAAAGTATGGCTGATTCACAAATTAATGCGACATGTAATCTTACCTCAAACCGGGATACTCAACCATCTGCGGGGGGTGGTACACCTTCAGGTACACCCTCATATACACCATCTGGGGCACCCTCTGGGACTACATATCCAACAGGTTCTACTGCTGCAAAATTAGATACCTCCTTTCGTTCTAAACTTCCAGAGTTTCTTCGACCGTATGTACCAGTCTCAATTGATGAGGTTAAAACTGATTCATCAAAACAACTGGGGGTTGGGGGTGTGGGTTCCCTATTCATGATGTGTTGTTGTCTCCTAGTGATTATAGTCTTGGCAACCTCGGGTGGTGGTGATGGTGGTGGGAGGTCAATGAGATTCCGTAGATAACTCATATATTTTCTGTGGTAAAGATAAGAAATCACTATGGGTGGAGGTGGTTCAGCTCCCACAATTGAGGTAGATCAGTGTGAAGAAATGGACAAAGGTCTTAAAGAAGAATATGGCGACGATTATCTTACGAATAGAGAGACCCTTCCACTCACAAAAGAAATACTTAGTGGGGTTGCAAGTACACCGTGTAAAACATATTTTAAATATGATGATTTAGTCAAAGAGTATTGTGTAAGTGTGGATCGGTTTGCGGACCAAATAGGTAGTGGTCAAACGTGTGCCGATAAAACTGATACGTCTATGCGTTCGCAGTGGTGTCTCAAGGATGATGAAGGTCAGGAAGCGGGAACGCGTCTCAAGACGGATGGGAAATGTACAAAAGAGAAGTTGGCAGATAAGTATCACTCAACTGCGGCATCCCACTGTCAAAGTAATCCCAACGATGACTGGTGTATATGTTACAACATAAAAAACAAAGTGTGTGATACGAAACCATCTGCGGCTGGTTGTAAATACTATAAAGCCATTGAAGCAAATCGCGCATATTTTGGTGAAGAACCTGAGATAGAAGATCCCCAAAACCCAGGTGAAATGATTAAATGTTCCGCGTCAAAGCATGGGCCGTGTCCATATTCAGATGGTTACAAGGTTCTCAAAGAATATGGTCACTGTAGACCGAGAGTGTGTGATCGTGGATATATTCCAGAAGGTGCAATTTCGGATTGCGCACCTTCCTATAAAATTTGCGAAAAAGATTTAAACATTCGTTCAATGTCAGATAGTAATATCATAGTTGAATGTAACGGAGATCTTCCTCCATTCGTAGAACCTGATTGGTGGAATGATGAATCTACAACTATTAATGACAGGTGTCAGGTGGATCTAGGAGAATGGTTTAGTAAAATAACCGGTAGTAAACTCAAACAACCAGAGTTTGGTACACGCAAACCTGGTTTCATATTAGATTTTAACAAAGCACCACTCAAAAAACTTCCTATGACATGCCTTCCCACGCGGTTTAGGTGGAGAGATCGGAATGTTAGGTACCTCACGTATAGTGGGACAGCCTCATTATCTTCATGCTGTTGTTGCCTTCTCCTCATAATGTTAAGCTTAAAGAGGAGATAAAAAAATAGAGTATGTCGTGGTGTTGGTGGTGTTGTCACTCCTTTGAGGGAACACCTTTAAGTATGCCTCATCGTTACGATGATAGACGAAGTAAGTTTTACACAGCTGGCAACTTCTGTTCATGGAGTTGTGTAAAATCCTACGCGATAGACAAGTGTGGCGACGTCAAGGGGAGTATAGTGTGTGGTAACATTGTACTCATGCGACGAAAGATGTACAACCAAATAGGTCATGTGAAACCTGCCCCAAATAGATTTAGACTCACAGAGTTTGGGGGTGACCTCACAATTGAGGAGTTCCGAGAAAACCTTACACGCGATGAGGGACAGCCAAAACCTGTAGACACGGCTCCTGTCATAGATAACGTGATACCCATTATGTCAAACATAAATAAGATGAATGAAATAAAGAATACAACATCTTCTAACAACGCACTAAAACTAAAGAGGAATAAACCCCTCAAGAGAAATCACAACAATTTAGAGTCAGCACTTGGGCTTATTATCACGCCTAAATCCTAATTGTCTACTTTGTTTGTTCGTTGGTATAGATGGTGGTATATAATTTGATTTTTTACTATGGATCCAAACCTCTCCATCGTGGGCTACCCACTTTAGACCAATCCTCTCAATTGCCTTCCTACATATGACACATGGAAGTGAGTTGCCGTGACCGTAGCAGGTCTTGCGTTCAATCACAAGTTCCCCATATTTCCTATGTACCCAAGTCTGAAACTGATGAGGTTTGTTCCCCCTCTTGAGGGACTCTCTAAAGAGGGTCTTGATGAGCCTCCTCTCTGCGCAACAGATACAATTACTTTGAGCCTTTACAGACTTTTTTGACATGTAACTTTCAACAATGTAATAGCCCATATCAACAACAATTATTACAGGTCGAACCTGGATAGACGAATGCGCAATGATCGCACTCGTTAAGAATGATGACGTTCTTTTTCTTCGGCACGAGGCCCTTTGAAAACCTTTCAAGCTCCTTTACTGTATATAGGCCGTACTGTACAATAACTTCCAAAGGTGGAAATTTCATTCTATGATAGTAGCGTCCCAAATCCTTATGCCTTCATACAACAGCTAAGGAGTGCCTGCTTCGCCTTGAGCATACTCGCGAAACCATCAACCATAGCTGGAACCATAGATTTAAGAACAAGTTCAAACTCACTGTCGTGTTCGGCGTCACCATCAATCTCACCAATCAAATGGTTAAGAATTGAAACAACCAACTTCTTCTTTTGGGGGCCTTCCAACTTGTTAAACTTGGATGCCGTCGTCATCAACTTCGCCACAATTGGTGGGATATCTTCCTTCTGGAGACCGTCGCCCAAATAGTCCCGCTTGATATCTTCCACCATAGTAATGACACCCTTGGCGTCAATTTTACCACCGAATTTTTCTAAGATTGCTTCCATTTTTATAATATTGGTATAGATTAAAAATGGATTCAAATAACGTAGTCGCGGCATTTGCCTTTGGCATTGGTTTCATTCAAATGTATCAAGACTATATGAAATCCGATGAAATGGATGCAAAGTCAAAGAATGCTATCCTGTTGAGTCTCATTGCGAGCTCTCTATGGCTGATCTACCAGTCAAGACAGTATGGTATGAATTTTACAGTGGCCTATACTACACTGGGACTCCTTCTCCAATTGTACCTCCTCAATAAGATCCTGGTTAAAGAGAATGAGAAAAAGTAGGATATGACGTCAACAGTCACTCGTATGCAACTTCGTGCGCCACGACCATCACGTAAATACCTTACTCCTGTAAAGCAAAGGAATGCTCTCAACTTTGCAGAAGTTGTAAATGGGCGCGCGTCTATGTATGGTGTTGTATTTGGTGGTGCGAACTGGGCTCTCACTGGACTCAGCATCACACAACAAATGCAGTATCTACCCTTTCAAGCGCTCGCATTCGCATCCTGTGGAATCGTACTTGCGAGTATGAATAATGCCCACGAAAAGTTAAACGACACGCAGTTTGAAGATTGGGCAACCCGAGACACCGGTCGCGTCTTCATGACAATCTTTGCGTTAATGACACTTTTTGGTCTGGATTTTGTGCCATATTACCAATAAATTCTAACATCCGTACCTTTTCCTCCATTGTAAATGTTCCTGCCCTGCGCATCACGTGGGCCATGAGCATCATGAGAATGTAGATATTATACACAATTGGTTTCATTCCTTATTAGTACTTAGGCAATTTTAAAAGCATTTTGGCGTGAGAGGGTGGACATTCCCCTCTTTGGACGCATGAAGAACAAAGACATGAGGAGTGTACATGTGAAGAGTGCAGTGCTAAAACCAGCGTATCCCTTTTCACTTTGTTTGGCATTCTCACACTTGACAGCCCAATTGAGAGCGGCAGCGCTACCAACGAGACCCATAATCGAGTAGATAAGAGTGAAGGCGGCACCTTCATTCTTGACAAACTTCGTCACCAATAGGGTAAATGGAATAGTGAGACCGATGGTGAGGGTCGCCGCCAAATACTTATTGAGGTTATCTTGAATTTTTTGTCCCTTCATGGCGTCACACTTGGAGTAGATGCTCATACCAATGGATGAAGTCACCATATAGAAGAAACCAAGGAAGAGAATACCCATCACAGTAACACCTGAAACTTCGAGGTCAATCTTACCTGAAGCAATATTCTTAGCTTTGTTGTACATAGCACTCGCGGTCTGAGTTGAGGTCATACTCGACATTTATAATACTTATAGAAATTATTCCATCTCAAGTTAAATGAAGCTTCCAGAAGTTATCTTTGTCAAACACTGTCCAAACCTGGCTCCTGAACGAAAGGTATTTCTTGAAGAGCACCTCAGAGAGAGGGTACCTATCAAGGATGTGAGATGGCTTGAGGATTATAACCACGACCACCCATTTGTGGAGTGGCTCAACGCAAAGTATAGCCTTCCGTATGGACCAAAACTTACGAGTAACTTTGTAAAAACTCTCATGATGATGAAACATATGGTTGATGAGAACATTGAGAGTGTGATCCATATTGATGATGATGTATGTTTTCACAGAGATTGGGTCAAGTATTTTGAGAGTATCCCCGATGAAACGAGAGATATCGGTTTCCTTAATTTGGGAACATCGCCATTTTTCAACCTCAAACCGCAACTGGGTCAGCTCTACCAACTTCCAAATAATGGAGGATGTGAATGTACTTGGTGGACATTAGACGTAGTTAAAAACTTTTTACAAAATCTAAATCTTGAAGAAGCTTCAGATATTATTGTTTTTGGTTTTATGGTATCTATTAAAAAACCAATGCTCAATATGCCCCTATGTCATCAAACATCTGACTTGGTAAAGATGAGTACACTTGACCA